ATGCGTCGTGATGCACGTACATTAGCAAGCGAAGCATATATTCCTAATGATGCACCACAGGCTTTGCAAGATGCTATTAAGCGCCTTGATGCTGCTGGCTATAAGCCTGTGCTTGGTACGGATATTGGACATGGTTATGAATTGCCACGCGTGTTGCCTTCTATTTCAACACAGCGCACTTCAATGCTTCGTCGTGCAGCAATGCGCTTAGGCGCAGATACAACAAACGTATCTGACATTGATGTTTCTATTCGCCGCCGTCAAAACGTCGCCGATTCAATTAACAATGTACTTTCAACCATTACTAAAAAAAATGGCGTTCAACCCATCCTAGGTGATACAGGAAATGCTATTTATGCTCGCCTTCTTGAAGGCGCACAACGTGGTGATGCTGCTGGTTTAAAAATGACTCGAATGGAACGTTACCAATATAATCGAGCATTAAATAAAGTCAATACTGACAATATGACTCAGGCAGATATTGATGCGCTTAAAACTGAAACGCAACGTGCAATCACAAAACAGCACAATGATGCACATAGCATTCGTGATTTAAGTTTAAAACAAATGACAAAGATTCTTACTAGACCTATTGATACTGCTGATATTACTGGCACACCAATTCCTGGTTATACACCAGAGGACGCAATGAAAATTGCCAAAGCGGTACTTCGTGGTTATGCTGCAACACCTACATCTTATGCTGGTTTTAGCAAGGCTGAAGATTTTTTCCGTGCATCTGGTTCAATTCTTAGCCACCATACAGCATCATTCTTTGGTCAAGTTCCTGTAGTTAAGAACTTTAATATTGGTAACGGACATTTATTTAATAGCCTTGCATCATTGCCTAATGAGTTAATTCGCTGGCGAGACAAAGTTCGTTTTGATTTAAGCCCTGTATTTTCAGCAGAACGTGTTGTTAAAACAAACCTTAAAGCAGCAACACAAGGCGTACCTGCAACGTTACGTCCGTATCAATCACTTGAAAAACTTGGTAAAGTTGACGAAGCGTTTAACATTCTTAATCGAACAATGCCAGAAGTGTACAAAGCAACAAAGGCTACAGAGCCTTTGGATAAATTCCTGCTTCAAAATGATGTGTGGAATATTTACAATCCTGGTCATAACATGGCTTGGCAAGCATGGAACTTGGCAAAGCAAGGATTATCCGATGAAGAGATTAATGCCAAACTTATTAAGATCAATACATACGGTGACCGTACACCATTAGAACGTACAATCAATACAATTTTTTATCCGTTTTCATTTAATAAATCTTTATATTCTAACCTTGGTGGTCAATTGCTTGACCATCCAACTCAGGCATTGTTGCTTAACCACGCTCTTAGTCTTTACCAACATTACAATAAAAACAATGAATTAACTAACTGGGTAGATCAGCACGCCCCAGTTCTTAAAGAGTTGTACCAATTAAATGCATTTAGACTTGGTGTTGGCGTTGGTGAATTGGGTGGTATTAACGCTCCTTATATTAATGAGTTTGTTAATATGTTTATGCCACAGGTTGCCACACCATCTAAATCGCAAGATGTTCTTTCTGCAATGACTAAATTTGTACCAGCAGCAAAGTTATTAAATAACTTAATATTTAATTATCAGCCATCAACAGGTTCTGCTAACTTTCAAGGTTCAGCAGTTGAAACTGCAAAGGTTGGTTGGTGGGCAATGCGCAATGCTGAACAGCATGCAGCCGATTTAATTTCTGGTCATCGTCGTGATGTGTACCAGCCAATGATGACAGAGGCTGCTCAGACTAATGCTGGCATACAATTATCAACTGCGCTTAAAGCACAGTTGTCAAATGTATTAGGTACAGGCGCTGTATTTCCTAATAACCCTGCAATTCCCGAGGCTTTTCAAGGCAAAAAGATTGACGCTACAACAATTGGTCAATTGGTTAACCATTATTACCCAGCCTACGATGAGTCTAAAGGTGCGCAGATTGCATTGGAAAAAATAGCACAGGCAAACAATTATGTCAACAATCTTGCTGGCACACCACGCTATACAGAATTTAGCCAGTTTCAAACTGTTGCACAAAGCATCCTTAGCAAACTTGCTAAGTCAAAAGATCCTGCATCAATCCAGGCAGCGGTTCAACCGTTGCGTGGCGCAGCGGTAATGCTTGCAGAACAAGACGCACAGTTTGTGCGTTTTTACAATAAGTATTACCAATCATATTTTGGACCGATTGAAGGGTTTGTTAAATGACGTGGAAGACAGTTAACGGACAATTACAATTTGTTCCAGATGGTATTGGCAATCCAAATATTCCTGGAGATAATTCAGGAACAACAAGCGTTGGTGGCGCAAACACATCTGGTTTAGGACCAGGCGCACAGGCTTTGCTTACTGCTGCTAGCAGCGCAGCATCAGGTGGATCTGCAAGTACAAGTGCAAGCGCTTTATCGGCTAAAGATATTGCCGCGGCTAGAGTTGATAATACTCAATTAGGTTTAAAAGATTCTAGCGGTAAATCATTAGGACCTACTATTACTGCTGCGCAGACAATTCAAGCATTGACTCAACCTGCTAACGCAAAAGTGGCAGAGCAGATCAGAATGAATTTGGTTAAGAACTATCCTAATGGTCTTGCTGGTATTACTAAATTAGGCCCAACAGGAACGCCTCTTACACCTGCAGAAGCAAACGCATTTCTTAACAATGTTGTTAAAGTTGGCTATGCCAACGAGCCTATAACTACACCTTTAAATATCAACAGCGTTATTAACAACTTGCAATCGAACGCATATTTAAATCAAAACATTACAACAAAGATCAATGAAACAACATTGAACCAACCTAGCCTACAGGCTAGCACCAACGTTGTAAACAATCTTTTTATGAGTCTTTTAGGACGTACTGCCACACAGCAAGAAATTCAAAACTATGCGCAGCAATATATTAACTATGCCGCTGCTAATCCACAAAGCAATACAAGTGGAGAATATAGTTATGGAACTGTCACCACAGGTTCAGGCGCACAGCGCCTTATGCGTCAAGGTGAAAATTTAACCACCAAGACAAATGATTTAACTGAGCAACAATATGTTCAAAACCAAATTGAAGCAGCGCCTGACTTTAAGGCTCAGGCTGCAGCAAATACTGCTTATAACTTCTTGAAGACATTTGGTCAACAGAATATGGGTGTAGCATAATGGCCGCAAAAAAGACAACAACTAAAACTAAGACCAACGGTCCTGCATCTTCGGCTGAAGGTTTACCCATTGCTGGTATTGGCGGTACTGATGTTGCTACTGTTGAAAAAACTTTACAAAAAGAATATCCACAGGAATGGGCGTTTTGGCATTCAGACCCTGATCTACAAAAGTTTTTAGAGGAAAATCTTTCTACTATTGTTGCGCTTGAAAATGGTAGTACTGAAGCGCAAAATAAACTATCAATTGCTTTTCAAAAAAGCACTTGGTACAACAAAGAGAATAACGGCCCTAATTTACTTGAAGCAAACCTTGCCGAATATACTCAGCCACAAACATGGAAAGCATCTTTAGCAAACCGTGAGACTGATATACGTAACATTGCTACCGAAATGGGCTACCAACTTGATGACAGTCAGTTGGCTAAAATTGCAGATCAGTCGCTAAAAGGCATAATTTATAACGGCGATATTATTGGTAATACTACATACAATGATAAAGTCCGAACTTTAATTAGCCAAACTGTTAATGTCCAAAAGGCTAGCCAGCCAATTGGAAAATCAAACACTGCAACAACTCTTACTGGTGCTGGTGGTACAACAGGTGCAGCAGATGCAAATAATCCACTTAATGGTCCTGGTGGAGCAATTTATGATACTGAACAACAGTTGATTGATTATAACACTCAAATGGGCAACCCTTACAGCCAGCAATGGATTAGCGATGTTGCAAAGAAAATTGCAGATCCATCCAGTGGCACAACTCTTAACACCTACAAAGGTATGATTAAAAGCGCCGCTGCGCAAAAATACCCTGGCTTTGCTACTCAGATTGACAACAACGTTACATTGCAATCAATTGCAGATCCGTTTATTTCAAGCATGACTAACCTACTTGAACTGCCATACAGTTCAGACAATTGGTCAACATACCTTAAAGACCCATTGCTACAAAAAGGTTTGCAAGGAACAATTAATCCAGATGGAACTGCAACACCAATGACAAATTACAACTTTGAAAACATGGTACGTCAAGATCCTCGCTGGGCTTATACCAATAATGCACGCGATTCTGTCAATGGCATTCTTCATCAAATTGGGAAAGATATGGGGTTTGTATCATAATGGCAGTTACAGTTAGCGATTTTAGCGGGGCTGCATCTACAGCCCAATATCAAACTGCTGCTTCTGCAGCAGGTTCTAATTTAGATCCATCAGTAACACCAGGTTCATTTATGAACACGCCTGGTTACAATGCTGGCCAAGCCTCAACTACAAACGATAAATCAAATCCACCTACTGCTCCAGCAGGTTATGAGTATATTTGGATTGGTGGTTCTGCCACAGGCGGTTGGAAATTATACAGCGTAAATGGTGGCGCTGGAAGTGGTGCAAATGCTGCCTCTGGTGGCCCTGCTGCAAGTGCAGCATCATCTGCTACTAGCGCAGCCACTGCTGCACAAAATACGCAAAACGCACAAAATCAAAATATCTTTGATGCTGTTCAAGCCCAAATGACCGCATGGGGTTTACTTAACCCTAACGATCCAAACAGTGCAGCATTACTTTCAACCCTTAAAAACCTTGCCATGACTGGTGCAGGTTCAGATACTATTAGCCTTGCCTTGCAAAACTCTGCTGAATATAAAACACGCTTTTCTGGAAATGCTGCCCGTATTGCTGCTGGCTTACCAGCGTTAAGCCCTGCGGATTATCTTGCAACTGAACAAGCATACGATCAAATTCTTCGTGCTGCTGGCGTACCATCTGGGTTTTATTCTTCACAGGCTCAAAAAGCAACACTTATTGGTGCAGATATTTCACCATCGGAATTGCAATCACGTGTTGATTTAGCAAAACAAAGTATCAGCAACGCTGATCCTTTCTATACTCAAAGTCTACAAAACCTTTACGGTTTAACATCTGGTCAAATGATCGCACACGTTCTTGATCCAGCCGCTGCGTTGCCATTGTTACAACAACAAGTTGGTTCATCACAAGTTGCTGCAGAAGCAGCCCGAGCAGGTTCAGGAATTGACATTGCAACTGCTCAGCAATTATACGGTCAAGGTGTGACACAGGATCAGGCAGCCCAAGGCTTTACATCTATTGCGCAAGCCCAGCCATCAATGCAAGCAATTGCATCACGATACGGCGGTTATACAAACCCTAACAATGTAGGTTCAGCGCTACAAGCAGAAACTTTTGGAACAACCATCAACGGCCAAACACAGGCTAATGCTGCTGCACAACTTGCACGTCTAAAGACGCAAGAAGTTAGCGCCTTCAGCGGATCGGGTGGTGCTGCTACAGGCAGCCTTGGCCTGAAAGATGTTAGTGGCCTAAGTTAAATAAAATCCAGTGGTTAACGACCAGCAATCCACTGCGTACATCGACTGGTAGTAAGAGCCAATAGTTCATTCCCCTGTGAACATTGTGGCTTACGCAACTGACAACAATGAAAGGGAGTGCCACATGGCAAACCAATATGAAGATGACGAAGACGATTTTGATGATGTTGAAGAGGTAGTGCAAGATCCAAATGGTCCTGCAAATCTTCGCAAAGCATTGAAACGTGCTGAACGTGAAAAGAAAGCAATGGCTGAACAGTTAGCGCAAATTCAGGCAGATCTTCGCTCACGCTCCGTCAAAGATACATTGGCAAATAAAGGTGTACCTGACAAGGTAGCAAAATTTATTCCTGCCGACGTTAATACACCAGAGCAGATTGATGCTTGGTTGAATGAAAATGCCGACGTGTTTGGCTTTTCTAAGACTGAGGAAAAGGCTGCTCAAACTGAGGAAGTAGCACAGAACCAGGCAGCATATCAGCGCATTAGTGCGTCAACTCAAAATGCTAGCAACCCAAGCCGAGACGCAGATCTTACGCAGAAACTTGCTGGCGCTAAAACACTCGAAGAGTTAAATGCAATCACTGGCAATCCAAATGCCCGCTTCCGCTAAACAATCCATTAAGCACAATCCTTTAGAAAGAAGGTGACACAATGAGTAACGCATATACAGATACATCGTCTGGTTCGTTAGGTACTTCTTTAGTACAAACAGCGTATGACCGATATGTCGAATTTGCACTCCGTGCTGTACCACTCATCCGTGACGTTGCAGATAAGCGTCCAGTACAGCAAGCAATGCCAGGATCTTCCGTAGTCTTCCAGATTTACACAGATCTTGCAGCCGTAACCACACCACTTTCAGAAGATGTTGACCCAGATGCAGTAGCCCTTGGCAATACTACAACTGTTACAGCAACATTGAATGAATATGGTAACGCTTCACTTGCGACTCGTAAGTTGGAGTTGTTCAGCCTTTCAGACGTTGATCCAGCAATTGCTGACATTATCGCGTTTAACATGGCAGACTCACTTGATACAACTGTTCTTCAGACTCTCGATGGTGGACCTAACGCCATTGCTTATGTCAACGGAAGCGTTGTATCTACCTATGCAAGTACATACACCAACGGAACAACTAACAAGTCAATCCTTTCGACTGACACAATTAAGTCTTCCATGGTTCGTACTGCAGTTGCAAAACTTCGTGCTAACAAGGCTGTACCTCGTCAAGGCGAGTATTACTGGTGCGGCATTCACCCAGAAATTTCATTCGATCTTCGTTCTGAAACTGGCTCTGGTGGATGGCGTGATGACCACAAATACTCAGAGACGGGTGCTGCTGAGTTTTGGCCAGGAACAATCGGAACATACGAAGGTGCTATGTTCGTAGAGTCACCACGTTTGTTTAACACAACAGACGGTACTGGTTCAACTGGTGCTACAGGTACATTCGGTACATCTGGCTATACCTATGGTTCTGGTGGCGTTCGCGTCTTCCGTACCTTGGTTGCTGGTAAGCAAGCACTTGCTGAAGCAGTTGCTGAAGAGCCACACGTTATCTTCGGACCTGTTGTTGATAAGTTGATGCGTTTCCGTCCAATTGGATGGTACGGCGTACTTGGATGGTCACGTTACCGTGACGCTTCCTTGGTTCGTCTCGAATCAACCTCTTCAATCCACAACTCTTAATTTGAGTTAATCGTAGGGGCAGTTCGCGGGCTGCCCCTACACCTAACAAGGAGAAACATGGCATACGTATTTAATCCA